GGTCATTCGCTCGCCCGGAATTTTTCTAGCGTCGGGCGCTATATGTGGTTAACAGGTTGATTACTATAGGTGGTGTAGGGGTTAACAAGTAAGAAATGCTGATTACTTTTGCAGAACTAGCAAAGCTGAAAAACGTTAGTAGAGCAGCAGTCTCGAAGAAAAAGCAAACGGGTGTTTTAGAAGCCGCAATTGTTAACCACAACGGGAAATATCTGGTTAACAGAGAAATGGCTATGGATTTGTGGGATAAGAACACAGACCCCTCAAAGGGTGTAATAGGCGTTGCTGCTACGACGAAAAAGGAGCTTAAGAAGAAGGTTGATGCACTGCCAGAGGATGCTATTCCTGAGTACAACGTGAGCAGAGCTAGAAAGGAGCATTATTTGAGTGAGTTGGCAAAGATACAGGTAGCGCAACAGAAGAAGGAACTTATTTCAGCTAAAGAGGTAGAAAAAGCGAGTTTTGAATTGTCGGTCGGGATACGTGAGGCGTTTTTGACATTGCCAGACCGAGTTTCTAACCTTTTCGCGAGTGAGACAGATGCTGCTGCTATTGATGCTGTGATGCGTCAAGAAATCCATGCTTGTTTAGAACGTTTTGTAGAGGCGGCATGAATCCTTTTTCAAAAGGCTTTTTAGAAGGCATTATTCCACCGCCACCGATGACGGTCAGTGAGTGGAGCGATAAGCACAGACGACTTTCAAGCAAAGGTTCAAGTGAACCGGGGCCGTGGAGAACTTCTAGAACTCCATATTTAAAGGAGCCTATGGATTGTTTGTCCGTAATGAATACCGAGGTTCAGAGGGTGGTGTTGATGTTTGGAGCGCAAACAGGAAAAAGTGAAAGTGGAATTAATTTTCTCTTGTACACAATTGATCACACGCCAGCTCCGGTACTTTTTGTAAATCCCAGTATCGATATGGCAAAGAGGATGAGCCGTCAAAGGCTTGAACCTGCCTTTAATGAGACGCCTGTAATCAAAGCAAAGATTGCACCGCAAAGATCAAGGGATGCAAGCAATTCGATGTTTATAAAAGAGTTCCCAAATGGAATATTGATGTTGACCGGAGCCAATTCCCCAGCGGGTTTGCGTAGCGCTCCTATACGTTTTTTGATCCTTGATGAATGTGATTCCTACCCTTCGGATGCGTCAACTTCTGGAGGAGTATCTGAAGGCGACCCTTGCGAATTAGCGATTAAGAGAACTTCGACTTTCAGCCGCAAAAAGATATTGATGACGAGTACGCCAACAACGAAGGACTTTAGCCGTATTGAATCAGAATATTTGGCGTCAGATATGCGGAAGTACTGGGTGCCAGCGCCTTGCTGTGGAGCTTTCCAAGAATTGATTTGGTCGCAAATGAAATGGGAAAACAGGGATGCTTCTACTGCTCAATATGAATGCGCACATTGTGGAGAAAGGTTTGATGAGACTCATAAAACGTCAATGCTGAGACAAGGCGAATGGCGAGCACAGAAAGAGATGACAAGAAAGACAGCAGGCTTCCAAATGTCTAGTATTTACAGTCCAGCGGGTTGGTTAAATTGGCCAGAATTAGTAGAAGAATTTCTAAGATCTAAAGATGATGCCCCTTTGTTTAAGACTTTTGTAAATACCCGTTTAGCAGAAACCTTTGATGAGTCCTATCAATCCCGATTATCAGCGGAGGCTTTATTAGAAAAGAATGAGAAATATATGCCGGGGACTATCCCTGAAGATGTTGTCTGTTTGGTAATGGGCGTTGACATCCAAGGGGGCGGAGGAACGAAAAATGAACGGATAGAAGTTAGTACATGGGGGATAGCTCCAGAGGAGCATATGTATTTGATACAGCATGACGTGATCTATGGGGATCCACATCAAGGCACTGTATGGGAAGGCTTAGACGTTCTTTTGACTGCTGATTGGGATCATCCAAGCGGTGCGAAAATGAAGATTGACTGTTGTGCGATAGACACTGGCGGATTGTCAACAAACGCCGTTTATAACTATTGCCGTCAACGTCAAGGCTTAGGAGTTATAGGAATTAAGGGAAGCAGTAGAGAAGGTCAGCCAGCAATAGGACGCGGCTCAAAAGTTGATGTGAATTACAGAGGCCGAGCTATAAAAAAAGGCGTTGTTGTTTACATGGTTGGAACTGACACGATAAAGGATGTTATTTTTGCTAGACTAAAATTCAACGACAAGCTGCATTTTCACTGTCAAACAGATCAAGCGTATTACGAGCAATTAACAGGAGAAAGGAAGGTATTAAAGAAAAGCGGTAGGGGTACTCAATACGTACAAAAGAAGAATCAGAATGTTGAAGCGCTGGATTGCTGCTGTTATGCCTATGCGGCCCTTAATCATCTCTATCAACGCTATCCAAGGGGTAAAATCTGGCAAATCTTCGCTAATCGTCTCTTAAATCCCGCTAAATCTTCTACAGAATCCCGTCTAAAATTAAGGCAAGCATCAAATAAGAAGAGCTATGTCAACAACTGGTAGAGGTTCAGCATGAATATTCCGTCAGAAATGAGGGCTGGTTTCACCTATAAGTGGAGGGAATCCAGCCAAGTTGACCCCTTTGGTGATGCGCTTCAGTCCACCGATTCTTGGGTAATGAAGTTCTATATCCGAACAAATAGCTCATCCGGATTGACTACCACGGGGTCGACCTATGGAACTGGTTTCGAATTTACCCTTACGGCTGCGGAGACAGCACCGTTAACAAAAGGAGACTACTTTTGGCAATGTGAGGTTTCGAAAGGGTCAGTTAAGTATTCAGTTGGCACGGGTTCGCTGTTAATTCAACAAAGCCTTGCTTATTCGGGCGGCGTAAGTTCGATCCAAGAGAAGTCTCAAGTTGAGCAAGACCTAGACGCTGTGCAATCAGCTATTAGGACGCTGGTTTCTGGTGGTGTTGTAAAGGAGTATTCAATTGGCGGAAGATCGCTTAAGAAATATGAGTTGTCAGATTTGATGGCTTTAGAAAGTCGCCTTAAGTATCAATTCAAGAGAGCCCAAAAGAGTCAGTTGATTGCCAACGGTCTCGGGAACCCCTCAGCTATGTACGTTCGTTTTTAGGAATTAATCATGGGAATTATTAACGCTTGGTCAGCTTTATGGGAGCCAAACCCAAAAGTAATGAAGCCTCAAAGGAAACGGCAATATGCCGGGGCCGAGGTATCGCGCCTTACGTCGGGATGGGTCACTAGTACGAACTCAGCCGATAACGAAATAAAAGGAAGTTTGAAAAAGCTTCGAAATAGAAGTCGTCAGCTAGTTAGAGATTCTGATTATTGCAAAAACGCTATTCGTGCCATAACTGACAACGTAGTTGGCACTTCTGTTCGTCTTCAAGCACAAGTTCGAAAGCAACGGGGCGGCAAATTAGACCAAAGGATTAACGATCAGATAGAACGCGCATGGAAAAAATGGGGGCATGCAGATAGTTGTGATGTTGCAGGCAAGTTGTGCTTTGACGATTTCACACGACAAGCCGTTGGCGCTTGGGCAGAGAGTGGCGAGTGTTTAATTCGCTTAATTAGAGGCAAGCAGTTTGGGAACAGTGAAGTTCCTTTTGCTCTTCAACTCTTAGAGAGCGACATGCTCGATGAGGACTATCAGGGCAAGGCACAGAAGAAGGGCTGGGAATGGAGGATGGGCGTGTTATGCGACCAGTGGGGGAGGCCGCAAAAATACGCATTCTTTAGCCGTCATCCTGGGGATACTCTTTTTGTTAATCAGCCAACGGCAGAAGAGCGTCATATTTTTGTAGATGCAAAAGACGTGATAATGCTTGCGAAATTTGACCGTCCCGGTCAGACAAGAGGCGTGCCGTGGATGTCTAGCGCTATCCAGCGTATGCATCATCTAGAAGGATATGAATCCGCTGAACTTGTTAGGGCAAGGGCTAGCAGTGCCTTGATGGCATGGATTCAATCACCTGAAGGAGAGTTAGAAGGCGACGGGATAACAGACGATGAAAGAGTTTTTGATATGAGTCCTGGGGCCATTCGTTATTTGAGTCCTGGGGAGACCGTGCATGTTCCAAACCTTGATGCGCCAGACGGTCAATTCGAGCCCTTTTTGCGTGCCATGCTTAGGGCGTTAGCCGCTGGAATTGGTTGCAGCTACGAGACAATAAGTCGGGATTATTCGCAGACTAATTACAGCTCAAGCCGTTTAAGTCTCTTGCAAGATCAGGAAGCTTTTAAGTCCCTCCAGTATCAATTGAAAGAGGTTTTCTTAGAGCGTGTATATAAAGAATGGCTGGAATTAGCTGTTCTATCAGGTGCGTTAGAGCTTCCTACTTATCAGGCTGAGCCGAGTCGTTTTCATATGGCGAAATGGCTATTCCGTGGTTGGGGATGGGTGGATCCGATGAAGGAGGTGCAGGCGATGGAGAAAGCTGTGCGGTGTGGTTTTAAAACTCAATCGCAAGTTCTTCAGGAGATGGGTGGCACTGATTTAGAGGAGTTTCTTGTCGCACGTAAAAATGAAATCGACTTAGCCGAGGCGTTAAATCTGAAATTTGACACGGAAGTAGGTGCTACGCCTACGCAGACTGTGTCTAAAGTAGATGAAACATCTAAACCTGAAGAAGACGATGGAGAACAAACGTGACTTAGAAGAAAACGTTTTAAGGCGTTCTCAAGCTGTTGAATTTGAATCTACTGATACTGAAGAAGAACGAAAACTTTCATTCCCCTTCTCATCTGAATTTGGCGTTATGCGCTATTTCGGGAATGAAGTGCTGGAACATACAGAGCGAAGTGTTGATTTAAGCCGCTTACAAAATGAAGCGCCTTTGCTCTGGAATCATGACCCTGACAGAGTTTTAGGTGTGGTCAGAGGTGCCAAAGTTGGCAAAGATAAAAGAGCTTATGCCGATGTTGAATTTAGTCGTAATGAATTTGCGACGCAGGTTTGGGATGACATCCAGCGGGGCATACTAAGGAACGTCTCAGTCGGTTATCAAATAAACGATTTAGAGCAACGTGGTGATGACTTTGTGGCTACAAGTTGGATGCCTTACGAGGTCAGCATTGTTTCGATACCTAGCGACTTTGCAAATGTAGGAGTAGGAAGATCTCTTGACGACTTAATAACCGCTACGTCTACGTCTGACGTAGAAAAGGCATCTAATATATCTCAAGAGGAACGTTCTTCTGACGTTTCAGCATCTTCTGATGCACCAATTCCTATCTCTAAAAAAGAGTCCATGACCACCACCCCTGAAAAACTGGAAGTGGTGCGTTCAGAGGTTGACACTCAAAAAGTGATCAAAGCTGAGCGTTCCAGAATCCAAGAAATCCAAACAGTTGCTTCTAAGTACAACCTCCAAGATCTTGGGAATCAGTACATAAAAGAAGAAAGAAGCGTTGCAGATTTCAACGCCGCAGTTCTTAAAGAGTGGAAGCCTGAGGCAATCACTCCTAAAGCTGATGAAACCGACATTGGTTTAACACCAAAAGAGACAAGAAGCTGGTCTGTTCTTCGCGCTATTGATTATTTAGCCGATCCAAACAACCGCGCTAAGCGTGAAGCTGCTGCTTTTGAAATTGAAGCTTCTGAAGCCGCCGCCGCAAAACTAGGCAGATCATCTCGCGGTATCACAATCCCTAACGAGGTATTCCGTAGAGATTTAAAAACCACTCCTGACACTCAGGGGGGCAACCTAGTTCAAACAGATCTCGATAGTGCAAACTTTATAGATCTGCTTCGCAATAACAGTGTTTTACAACAGACCGGATCGACCGTCTTGACTGGCCTTTCTGGTAATTTAAGCATCCCCAGATTGGGAGGAAGTGGCACTGCCTATTGGGTCGCAGAATCTGGAGCCGTTACAGAGAGCCAACAGACAATAGAGCAGGTCAATATGACTCCTAGATCGTTAGGAGCTATGACTGACATTTCTAGAAAGCTGCTTATTCAGTCTTCTATTGATGTTGAAAACATGGTTCGTAATGACCTAGCTCAAGTCATTGCTCTGGAAATCGACCGCTGTGCGCTCTATGGACTCGGTTCAGGTTCAGAACCATTAGGCCTGCATAACACAACCGGGATCGCCACAGAAAACGTTGGCAATAACGATCCTAGTTTTGCTGATGTCGTCAACATGGAATCTGACATCGCAGTAGCAAACGCTCTTACTGGTTCTCTTGCTTATGTAACTAGAGCCAACATTGCTGGAGCTATGAAAGTCAAGACCAAAGATTCTGGTTCTGGTCGCTTTGTTAATGAGGACGGAGTCGTCAACGGTTATCCTCTCTACGTCTCAAATCAGGTGGAGTCAGGAGATATTTGGTACGGTAACTGGTCTGATTTGATTATCGGCTACTGGTCTGGTTTGGATCTACAAGTTGATCCTTATACAGGCGGCGCAAGCGGCACTGTTCGCGTTCGTGTTTTACAAGATGTCGATTGCTGTGTCAAGCATGCGGCCAGTTTCTGTTTAGGAGCATAGGCGTATGAAGGTTGAAGCTCTACGTTCTTTCGGCTTGAAGGGCGAAGCGGTTCAGATTGGGGAGGTCGTAGAGGTCTCCCCCTCCGAATCCAGACAGCTCATTAATTCAGGCCAGGCGAGAGAACCCGTAATTTGCGAGGTTCAAAAAGAGGAACCTAAACCCAAAAAAACAACTCCTAAAGCTAAAAAACCATCACCACCATCTGAAGAATGACCATCCAAAACCTAGGTTCTAAAGGAACCGCAATCGACATACTCCCAAACGACGTCTTGGCATCGAGCGCGAATGGAAGCGGAGTTGACTTGCAATCTTACGAAGGGAGCGCTGCTTTCGTTCTTTCATCTGAAGCAATGGGCGCAAGCGTTACTCTTGCTGTTCATCTTGAGGAAAGCGCTGACAACTCAAGTTGGTCTGATGTTGATCAAGGCGGTGTAGGCGCGTTCACGACTACCGCGGCGAATACGGCGGCGTTTGAGCAAATTGCATTAAACGTTTCTGACCTTAAGCGCTATGTGAGAAGTGCAGCTGTAGTGGCTGGCGGAACTGGCACAGGGGCTGTCAATCTCACCGCTTACGCTTCTAAGAAGTACACCACCTAATAGTTAAGTGTCTTTTTCGGACGACTTATCCACAATGCTTAGCTCTCCCTTCGGTATCTCTTGTACTGGGGGGGGAGTTACTGCTAACGGGATTTTGAACGAGCCGACCTCTTACGCTGTAGGAGATCAGGTCATTTATACGGACTACATTTTGCATTGTCGTACTGCTGATTTCGGTTCTTTAAATACAGGAGACACCATTACAGTCGGCGGCACAGCATACGAAGTCAGGGAGCTTCAAAAGACAGCAGATGGATTAGAAACACAGATCTCACTAAGCAAGACTTGATATGGCTACCAAACGAGAAGCGATCCTTTCAAGGCTTGTCACACAACTTTCAGGGACTACGGGGTGCGGGTCAAGGATTTATAGGTCACGTGTTACAGCAATTAATAACAGGTCTGGTAATTCTCTAGTTATTGAACCGGTATCAGATACCTGTGACATAAATGTTTCAACACCCAAATGCGACTGGACCTTGCTAGTAAAAGTTTCGATTATTGCTATTGGTGATGCAAGCACAAGTGCAGACGAATCGGCGGATAGTTCAGTGGAAAGCATGTATGCAAAAATGACTTCAGATCTGACGGTTAATAACAACGCTTTAGACGTTCAATGTCAGTCCACCGATTTTGAGATGATCGACGCGGATCAGCCAACGGCTGTAATAAGCACAAATTTTGCTATCAAATATCGGACTGATGTTGATTCTATTAGCGCTTAATACGTCTACGTAGGAGAAGCCCTCTAATATGAGTGCATACGATCCAGAACTTTTGAGCCGTGGCACTTCTCTCTAGAAAAAAGACAATCCTTTTAAAGGATGAGGGCTCAAGCTATGCAACGGACCCAACGCCTACAGGTGGCGCTAATGCCATCCTCGTTAGGGACTTAGAAATTACGCCTTTAGAAAGTGATGTTGTAGAGCGCGAATTAATAAAAGCTCACCTCGGAAACTTTGAGCAATTATTAGCCAATCAAAGGGCTGTAGTTTCGTTTACTTGTGAACTAGTAGGAAGTGGGACAGCCGGGACTCCTCCAAAGTTTGGCCCTGCTTTGGAAGCCTGTGCAATGGCCGTTACAAATGTAGGCTCAACTAGTGACACTTATGCCCCGGTAAGTGCAGCTAGTTCAATGAAATCAGTGACTATATATGTAAACGTAGATGGTGTAAATCATGCGGTTACAGGTTGTAGAGGGACCTTTACTATCTCAGCTGAGCTTAATGAAATACCTACAATTTCCTTTGAATTTACTGGGAAGTATAATAATCCTGCGGACGTAACGGTGCCGACTTGCACTTACTCTAACCAAGCCTCACCTCTGCTTTGGAAAAATGGAAATACTTCAAGCTTCCAGTTCTATGGATATGCAGGCGCTCTGCAAAGCTGGGAGTTAGATATGGCTAATGAAGTTATATATAGAGAGCTTGTTGGTGGAACAAAAGAAGTGTTAATTAGTGACAGAAAACCAGCGGGAAGTATGACAATAGAAGCCGTTCTTTTGGCTGGACATAATTTCTTTGCTGATGCTGTCGGTACTTCCACAGGGACTAATAAATGGACGCACGGAACGACTGCCGGCAATAAGGTAGAGGTTAGTTGTCCTACATCTGACATAGGTGCGCCGTCATATACAGATTCTGATGGAATCCAAATGTTAGAGCTTCCATTTGTAGCTGTTCCTAATAGCGGCAACGATGAGGTATCAATCAAGTTCTTCTAGCGTGATCGAATAAGGGGATCTACTCTTAGCGCGTAGCAAAATTAATTTATGTTTGTCTTAAAAAAGCAGGCGTCTTTCAAATGGCCTGTCACTTTTTCTATGCCTGGTGATGGTGGAATCCAAGAGGAAAATAGTTTTGATGCTGAATTTAAACAGCTTCCACAATCTCGGATTAGAGAAATAACAGAAGAGGCAACACGTCGTCAAAAAGAATTAGATGACGGTGTTACAGGTAAAGACGGTATTAGCGATGTTTCTATAGCTGATGAAATTCTTGTTGGTTGGGATGGCATAACAGACGGAGATAAAGAAGTCCCGTTTACTAAAGCCACTAAGAAGCAACTCTTAGAAATCCCGATGCTGGCAAGCCGTTTGGTTGAAGTTTATTTTGAGGCCTACACCGAGCAGAAGGCAAAAAACTAGAAGGCGCGGCTGCGTTTTGGGCAGGCGATAAGGTCATAGATGAGACTTACGCTGACGCCGCTGCGCTAGGAGTTAAAGGAGTACCAGAACCAAAGCCAGATGTTTATGAAGTCATAGAGGAGGCATGGCCTGCGGTCTGTTTCTTTTTGTCTGTGCAAACTCAGTGGCGTTCAGACTCCGGGGTCTTAATGGGTTTGGACTACAACGCGGTCAAATGGATGATGGAACTACTTGAAGTGAAAAAGCCCGTTGAGATGATGAATGATTTACAGATAATCGAGGCTAAAGTAGTTGATGTAATGTCTCGACGTAGCGAAAATAGATATGGATCTTAAATCGACATATGTATTAGATACGCAAGTAAAAGGGCAGGGTCAACTAAAAGGATTAAAAACAGGTCTTCAAGGGGTTAATACTCAGACAAACAAAGCAGCCAGTGCAATGGCTCGTCTTAAGACTTCGGCGGGTGGTGCAATGGGTGCATTGAGAGGGTTGCTACCTCTCATTGGTACAGCGGCAATGGGTAAATTTGTTAATGACACTCTCCAGGCTGGAGATCGTCTAGAGAAGTTTGCTCAATCAACAGGTGTTGCTGTTCCTTTGTTGGATAAGTTACGAAAATCTTCTGAATTAGCGGGGACAAACTTCAACACTTTGGTGAAGACATTTCCACGATTGGCAATGAATATTAAAGATGCTTCTCTAGGAGTAGGTAAAGCTAAGACTGCATTTGATCAATTAGGTATTGCGGTTACTAATCAAGACGGGAGTTTAAGAGCTAGTGAACAGGTCCTTTTAGATGTCGCTGACAAGTTTAAAACTATGGAAGATGGGACTAGAAAGGCTGCTTTGGCCTATGACATCTTTGGTGGAAAAACTTCAGAGCAATTAATACCTCTATTAAATAGTGGACGGGATGCAATAGAAGGGATGGGGACAGCTATGACGGAGCACGGCGTTAAAAGGATGGCCGCTTTTAATGACAGCATGACGAAGGTGAAATTCTTATTTCAGGATTTATTTGTTGAGTTAACAACTACTTTGCTACCTGCTTTCAGGACGGTTGTTTCTGTTATCTCTTCAGCCGTTAGAGCTTTTTCAGCGTTGCCGGGTCCAGTTAAAGCTATTGCTGCGGCGGCCGTCGCTTTAGTTGCTCCCCTTATTGCTATTGCGCCCATAGCGGCTGCATTAGTTGTCTCATTTAAGGCATTAGCGGCTATAAAGCTTGGGGCAATGTTTGCCGCTGCTATTCCTGCAATTGGTGGTTTAGTTGCTGCCTGTGGACCTCTCTTAGTCGGCGGTGCAATCGTTGTTGGTGTCATTGCCTTAGGTAAGTTAATTGGAACGCTTGCCGGGTTGGTTTGGGCTTCTAGGGACAAGATCGCTCAAGCTTTTAGCACTCTTGGCGAAATATTGACAGCACCTTTCAGAACAATGATTAATTTTGTTCAGCGTAATTTAGGAGTCGTTTTAGGTCCTATCAATAGAATCATGAGCGCCGCAAGAAGAGCAGCCGCAGCACTATCTGCATTGTTTAGAAGACGTCGAGCAGCCGCAGCTGCAAAAAGCAGCTCTTCTTCAGTAAAGAAAAATGCAGAAGGAGGCTTTGTCTCAGGTGCCCAACTTAGTTGGGTTGGAGAGCGCGGCGGTGAGTACATAGTCCCAACAGGGAAAGCCGGGTCTTTTGCGCGTAATTATATGGCTGGTTTCAGGGGGTCTTCTGCTATTCCTCGCAATGCTGAAGGCGGTTATGTCCCAGGCAATGCCAATGTCAATATCACCACCGGACCTGTGCAACAAATGGGCGGCACTAATTATGTAACCACTACAGAAATGAGCAGAGCCGTTCAAAGTGGCGTTAGGCAGACGCTCGATCTGTTGCGGTCTGATATGAACTTGCGTCAATCGATGGGGATTGCCTAATGGCTAATTACGATATTTTCGGAGCTTTAGAGTATTACAACGACCGAGCAAATGTTATCGATTCGTCAACAAGTAAAAGGGCGCCTGTCAGACAATGGCAAAACTTCTTTCAAGCTCCACAAGCTATTGCAGGTGATACAAGCGTCACAGGTGACTATTCTTACCTTGCTTTTGATGTTGATGGCTTTGGTTCAACTGAAGCGGGTTCAATTTCTAATCTACGTGTGTCGTTAGCTGCAACGGCTGACCTTGTTGATTTAACGGATGCAGCAATGGCCGCAACAGCAGAAAAACTCATCATTGCTTCTTTATATATTCAGACAGCAGGCGGCGACGTGATCAGCGGTTCAGCAACTTTAGTTAGTCGTTATATAGGGGTTATTAATGCAGCGTCTGTAAGTGATGAGACTATTGAATGGACTGTCAATCCAGCTATCAATAAATTAAAAGCACAAATCCCAAGCAGAAAAATAACTTCCAACATTCTTGGCAGATTTGAGGGGCAATAACAATGTCGTCTTCTTTCAGTGGTGCCTATCGAAACGCAAAGCCTTTTTCAGCTAAGCCTCAGAGAAAGTCAGATGTTGCGACTTCGGCCAAGAGACAAGATGAATCACCTGCTAATAGTCCTGTCCCTCAGCAAGATATTGAACTAGAGCAACGGGTAGGCAATGCAGGTGAAACAATTCCAATTGTCTTTGGTAAGCGGGCTTCTAATGTTGGCGGTGTATGGGTTCAGGCCCCGTTGGTGAAAAAATCATCGTATAACTTTGACTATTCTTTTTGTTATGTTCTCTCTCAAGGAGATATTGCCGCGTCGGTTGTTAGTAGGGATATTTTCTTAGGTTCTTCTAATGCTGCATATATAACTGGAAGTAGTTCATGGACCATTGCAACAGAATATAAAAGCGCTACTTATATCGCTTCTAATGACACATATTGCCCTATTCCTGTAACTGGGATCAATTGTTATATCAACAGTACAACATGGTTGGCAGGGACTTACGAAGCGACTTCTGGGGGTGGTGGAACTTACAGAACCAGAGGCCCATCTGTTAGTTATTGGGGGGAGCGTTTCAAATGTGTAGGCACAGGTACGACTAACAATACATTGGTTACGTTTACATTTAAGACCTATGACAATGCGACAGGTAACGACATAACTAACGCCGTTTGGGGCGATCCTAACCCTACCCTAATTCTAGGGGGTGGGCCTTCGGGAGGAAGCAAGCCAAGAAGCGGAAAGGGTATGAACCCAGGAGATACTGACAACGTGGGCGCTGACTTGTTTGATTTAGGGTCGATACTTCCTAGTGGTGTAAATAACATTACCTTGATTGATACATATAGCACCATTGATACTCAATATGACCCCGCTTATCCGGCTTCTTCAGGAACATTAAGCGGCTTTATGCGTGAAGTAGAGCAGGGTACAGCTGCTAATGAAGGGGCTGAAACTGGTAAAACTTATGATTATGCGGACATTACATTTTTAGGTATTAAAGGGGACATTTACACAGGCACAAAACTAGAGCAACTTTTTGTTTTTATTGATGAGGGTGTGAAGGTAGATTTATATTCAGCAGGCTTGTCTAGTGGATCTTATGGGAATGGTTCTAGTAATCATTTTATTGACTTAGTTTTCTACTTATTCAAAATCTTTAAAGGACTAACCACCGGCGAAGCTGTTACTAGCGGCACATCAATTGGCACAACTAATATCACTAACCTAGCGGCATTCTGCTCTAACTATTCATTATTCTATAATGGTATTATTGCTCAGAATGTTAACATAATTGAATTAGCATCAGACTTTGCAAGATTCTTTTTGCTCTCTTTTGTTGCTGATGGCGGGCAATATCGTTTTGCTCCTTTACTTCCCTTAAATGGATCGAATCAAATAGATACAACCGCATTAACAGCCAAAGCTACTTTTAATGAATCAAATATTTTGCCAGGAAGTTTTAGCAAAGAATATTTATCAGCAGAAGAAAGGCAAGACATTACCGCAGTAATGCTTTATAGGGAAGTAACCCCGGAAGCTGTGAGCGTGCAAAGAACCGTCACAGTTGCTTATACGGCAACAGCCTTAGACGCTCCTATTGAGCAGTTTGACATGACAGAGTTTTGTGCCTCTACTACTCATGCCCAATGGATTGGGAAGCATGAACTTGCAAGGCGTAAACATGCAACGCATTCAATTTCTTTTGAAACTCCGTTATTTACAACTGATTTAATCCCAACCGATGTGATCAAGGTTGTTAGGCAAAGAAAAAATTCAGTAGGTGATGATCGCACTGAGACGAATTGGTATCAGATCAGCTCTGTCAATTATTCAACGAATGGCTCTTGCAGCATTAAGGCCGTTCATTTCCCAGTCGATGGAGATAGTAAGTCAGAAATAAGTAAGGATGTTGTGACTGGTTCTTTTAGGGTGAGTTAACGATGGCAACCTTTCCGTCTTTAGAACCAACAAGCCGCGCTCTTCTTTATGGAGATTATCCACAGGGAACGCATCAGGGCGTCAGTGGTGGTGATGTTCGTTTCTTAATGAGTTCAACAGATCGAGTGACTCAACGTTTAACGCTTGGATATGAGTACTTAACGGAGGCAGAAGCACAATCACTTTTAGATCATTACAACACTCAACAAGGAAGCCTGATTAGTTTTGCTTTGTCTAGCTCTGTTTGGAGTGGATATTCTTCTGTCCCTGTTTCTGCGTCAGACTATGAATGGCGCTATGCGGGAGCCTTTGAAGTTGGCTTGTCCGCACCTATGCAATACGGCGCAACAATTGAGTTAGAGAGCGTACCGATTTAATGGCAACCTTTCCGAGTATTACCCCAAGCGGTCGCATGTACTCACCCGGCGACGTGCCAATGACTTATCAAACGTCGTTGAATGGATCGGGTACCGGGTTTAGACGAGGCAATAGGCGTGTCAGTCAAACGCTAAGTCTGAGTTATCAGAACATGACAGAAGCGCAGGTCACAGAATTTAGAACGCATTACGACACGCAAAAAGGAAGCTATAACATCTTTTTCTTGCCGTCTGAAGCATGGGCCGGATATAGCACGCCACCTGTCGCTCTAGTAAGTGATCACGCTTGGTTATACGCAGGACCTCCAACAATTGCCGATGGTTTTACAAGTCGCTGGAATGTAGAAGTAGAACTTAGAACCGTTCCAATTGATATACATGATCTGATTTTCGATGGACAGGATGCATCTGATACGTGGGCATATACCCTAGAGGCAGGGTCAGCTGCTACAGCTAATCAGGATTACATCATCGAGTCAACAGGTGCTTGATCTATGGCAATTACACTCACCGCCAAGCAGAAGCAAAGAATAGATACCGCTTCAAATTGGACAACAGCAAACCCTACTCTTTTAACAGGTGAGCTAGGGATTGAAAGTGATACAGGCAAAACAAAAGTAGGTGATAGCTCCACGGCGTGGACTTCTCTTGCTTATACAACTTTTGGAGGTCTCCCTACTACTGGGGGCACAATGACTGGGGCCATCCTCGGTGATGATTCAACGTCTGCCAGTACTCCGGGTTATGCCTTTGATGGCGATGCAAATACTGGATTGCTACGAACAGCAGCCGATGCGGTTGCTTTAGTAACAGGTGGCACCGCTGCTGTCTCTGTTGATAGTTCCCAGAACGTAATTTTGGCTGCGAACTTAACAGTTAATGGGACTACGACAACTATTGACACTCAGAATTTAGATGTAGAAGACAAAAATATAACTATAGGAAAAGTAAGCACTCCGTCTGATACGACTGCCGATGGGGGAGGCATTACTTTAAAAGGTGCAAGTGATAAGACGATTGCATGGACTAACTCAACCGATTCCTGGGATTTCAATCAACACGTCAATATTGCAACGGGGACTGAATTTAAAATCAATAATGTTTCAGTCTTAAGTGCTACGACCTTGGGCGGTGCGGTTGTTAATAGTTCTCTTACAACTCTAGGGACAATTGCTACGGGTGTTTGGCAGGGAACGGCTGTAGGGTCGTCTTACATGACGGCGGGTACAACTTCTGCTGTTGGTGCTGTTCAGTTAGAAGACTCAACTACAAGTACATCTACTACCAAAGCTGCTACTCCGGCAAGCGTCAAAGTTGCGAAGGACGCGGCTGACGCAGCGGCAACAACAGCTAACGCAGCGGTTGCAAAAGCTGGCGATACTATGACCGGGAATATCGTTCTCGATAATGACAAGGAGCTGAGGTTTAACGAGGCTGATTCGAATGGCTCGGCCTATGTCGGGATAAAAGGCCAAACGGACAAGGGCAGTGAGGCGAGTTACACAATTAGTCTCCCAGCGGCTGCACCTACGGCCAACCAAATACTTAAGGCCGATGCAAGCACCCCAACCACGTTGGCTTGGGCTACAGATTCGGCAACTGATAGTTCAAAACTACCTCTTACTGGTGGCACCCTGGTAGGTGACCTTTTGCTCGACAATCAGAAGGATCTGCGATTTGGTGAGCCAGATGGTGCGGGCACTGAGTATGTAGCTTTCCAGGCTCCAGACACAATTGCAAGCAGCATTATATGGAAGCTTCCTAATGCTGATTCCACTGTCAACGGCTACGCCTTAGTCTCTGACGGATCAGGAAATCTAAGTTGGGCCGCTGCTGGTGGTGGAGCTAAAGGCAGCTCAGGAGAAGAGATATTCTGGGAGAATGAAAAACAGATGGATAACGACTACACAATTTCGGGATCTGGCGCAAAAAATGCCGGTGTGTTTGGTCCTTTGACTTTGGCGGCTACACTAACAGTGCCAAGTGGTTGCACCTTGACTATCGTCTAATTATGCCAATAGTAATCGATGGATCAGCCGGAACTGTAACGGGGATTTCTGCCGGTGGTCTTCCTGATAACAGTATTACCAATGCAGAGATGGCTGATGATGCTATTGGGTTAGCTGAGTTGTCCGCTACAGGTACAGCTAGCTCAAGTACTTTCTTATGTGGAAATAACAGTTGGGCGACTGCAGGCGGGGGCGGCGCTTCTAATTTAGCTTTTGATAGTGGTTATGGGATTGATTTTAGTGCAACTTCAGATGGTAGCGGTACAGATACTTCTGAGCTTCTGGACGATTATGAAGAAGGCACGTGGACGCCTGTTCATAATTTTGGAGGTGGTTCTACAGGTATTGGATACTCACAACAGGGGGGCTTTTATATCAAGATAGGCCGTAAAGTTTTTGCAAGTTTCGTTACTAGTATAAATAATTTAGGAAGTGATACGGGAGGCGCTGGAGTCTCTGGGTTGCCTTATACCGCTCACAATGAGTCTCTTGATCGAATCCAAGGCGGCTTCTCTTTCTTTGGTAGTATGCAAGGGACATTAAATGGCCCTCTATTTTCCTATGGAATGGGTAACACGACAGAGTTTGGCTTCTATGCCCAAAACAATTCCGGAGGAAGTGTTTCACAACTCTCTCAAATCGATAATACTAATTTTAGTACAAGTTCTCATTTTAGAGGTTGGGTACATTATATCGCAGCTTAACCTATTCACACATGTTTGTATCGGAGATTAATTCTCAATGGCTTTAACAAAAACAACAGAAGAAGACAAAATTGAGGTAGTTGGGCAGTATAAAGCTATCCAAATTCGAACTTCAACAAGTATAAAAGAAGATGGTGCTGTAATCAGTCGATCATTTCATAGAAAAGTATTACACCCTGGGGCTTTAGATGGTTCTAATAATCTTGTAGATACTGATATAAGTGGAGAATCTACAGAAGTAAAAGGTATTTGCACTACAGCCTGGACTACAGCGGTGAAAGATGCTTGGAAAACTAAACTAATTGCAGATAAAAATCCCGAGGTTTAGTTATGTCATCATCAATTAAGCTCAAACATGCATCAGGTAACGGGACAAGTTTTCATTCACCCGCTTCAAATCCTTCTTCAGATATAACTCTTAAGGTCCCAAGTACAACGGGATCAGCGGGGCAAGTACTTAAGGTTGCTTCTGCTAATCACAGTTCAACAAATGCAGAACTTGAATGGGCAGCTGCAGGTGTAGATGGTATTTCATCTAGTGCTGATGCAACAGCAATAACTATTGACTCATCTGAACGTGTTGGTATTAATGATACTAATCCAACAGAAGGGACAACAAGTATTATTCAACATGACAGTTCTGTCACTACTACTGGCTTAAATATTCATACCAATGGTGGCAGTAGTGGTAGTGGAACTCAATATGCTTTAAAGATTACAGGGACTAGTCAAGATGACTGCCCTATATATGGTATTCACATAGACAAAACACAAGCAGATGCTGCAGCAATAACTGGTGTTTATTCTAAAATTACAGCAACAAATACCGATCCTATTTCTGGTCATTTTATTGTTAATGGTACAACAATGAACACTAACACCACCGTAAGTGGTGTTAAAGGTGAAGTGATGTCTGATTCAGGAAGTAATAGTACTAGGAGGTCTAGAGCAGTATGGGCATATAATGGTACTCAACAGGGAGGTGATACTTATGGACTATATGTTGATACCGTTACTGGTGGTAACGGGGATCTCCGAGGTTTTCAGTATCTACATGGAAATAGTACTAAATTCTATGTTAATAGCAGTGGTAACGTCTGGTCAGCAACCAACACTTATTCATCAGATAGAGATATAAAAACAGATATACAAGCGTTAGCTGGAACATCTTTAAATCTAATTAAGCAATTAGCACCAAAAACTTTCAAATGGAAAGAAAGTAAGGAGAACGAAAAAGACGGAACTATCTATAATCCAGATGGAGCAACCTTAACTGGTTTTATTGCACAAGAAGTTCAAGCTGTTATACCAAGTATTGTTACAGGTACTGATGGTTCGAAAGAAATGGGTATTAATTATAATGGCTTAGCTGCTCATTTAGTTAACACAATTAAAGAGTTATCAGCTGAAATTGATACATTAAAAACTAAAGTAGCAGCATTGGAGGCAGGTTAATGGCAAAAGTAATAACAACTGAGTTACAACACTCAGGAGCTTCTGGAGCCAATATTACTCTGGATAGGTGGAAAGAGGCCATCGCTAAAGTCAAAGCTGACAACCCTAAGCCTTCTTAATTCATCATGAGTACAATTAAGGTCAATGGAATCCGACACAGTAGCGCTAGTTCAGACGCTATAACGCTGGCTTCAGACGGAACTTGTATAGCAAAGATTACTAATAACTTAAGTAATCGCAATTTAATAATTAACGGTGCAAGTCAGATATCCCAGAATAACGGTACCACTCAAGTTTCAGGAACTGGAACATGTGCAGACATGTTTAAAGCGATCTGCACTGTTGGAGGAGCTAATCCTGGTGGCTGGCTAATGCAAGTTGTCAATGATGGACCTGATGGATTTGAATGGTCGCAAAAGATTACG